TCCATTTGCAAAACCTAAGAATCCTAATATACCTCCTCCTTTTTTACCCCCTGCCCCAAGAATATCTCCAAATAGTGCTTGATTAAGTGCCACATCTAAAAATCTATCGGCAACATTGTTAAGTAAATCTCCAAGAGTTGATGTTCCTTTTATTAAACCAGCTATTCCATTCTTGATGTCATTTCCAATAGTTACAGATAACTGAGCAAAAGCATCTTCTAATTTTTTAGCTTGTGTCACTTGTTTCTTTAAACTTTTTTCTCTATTTAATTGATTTTCAATGTCTTTTTTATTAATATCTTCAATCAAAATTCCTTTATTTAATAATTCTTGTACAATCGCATCTACTTCCTGATTTAATTGTACCTCTTCAAAATTACCGTCTAATTTCGCTTTTAATAACTGTATTTCTTTTTGAGTTGTTGATAAAGCTGCTTCTTGTGCTGAATTAGCTGTTTTCTTTCTTTCTTTGATTTTTTCCTCTGCGGTAAATTGTTCTTTTAATACATTTAATTTATCTAATTCAATTTTTAATTCTTCTTTAGTTTGATTAAGTGTATTCTCATCAGTTTTCTCAGCAATACCTTCATCTATAGTACCCATTTGTGAAGGAAATAATGTACTTCCACCTTTAAAAAAGTTAGTTAATTCTTTAGGTATGAAAGGATTTGTTCTATTAGTAATAGCTGTTTCTAAACGTACTATTTCATCTTTTAATTCAGAAATTTTAGTATTAAGTTCTTTGGCTTCAGGTTCATTTTGTAATCTGCCCTCAACAGTTTCATTAACAGCAGGAGATGCACCTCCCTCTCCTTTCAATCCTGGAAATAATTCTATTACTCTATTGAATAATTCAGCAAAACCAGCTTGCATCCTTGTATTAAATCTCGCAAAATTATTTGAAATAGCATTGAAATTTTTACCAAAAGTTCTCAAGGATTCAACTCCAGCATCTCCTACAACTAAAGCCATGTTTTGTGTAGCTGCTGCTAATGCAGCTTGTTTACCTTCTGTTTGCTCTAAAATTCTTAATCTCAAACCTTCTTGTGTTCCTGCTAACCCTACAGCCGTAGTTAACTTATTTAAATCTGCGGTTAAAGGATTTAATGCTTGTCCTAATTCTCCGACAGCATTAACAGTTTGAGTAATTTGCTGAAGAACACCTGTTGCAATTAAACCTCCTGCAAAACCTCCCATTTGTCCACCTACTGCTGCACCAATACCTCCACCTAATCCACCAACTACAGCACCAGGTAAACCTTGCCCAAATAATAAAGGAAACGCACCACTAATTAAGGCACTAGATGCAATACCTTTCCCTCCTGCTTTTCCTCCTACTCCTCCACCTGATGAACCTCCTGTTTTTGCTGATCTAGCCTCTAACTTAACTTGTTCTGCTTTCTGTTTAGTTATCTCAGTTTCTACTTTTAAAATGTCTTTTTTTATCAGCAAATCTTGTTTACTTATTTTTACTACATTATTTGTTTTTACTCTGGCACTACCTTTATTTATTTGGATAATACTTTTGTTTATTCTGTCTACAGCAGCATTAACTTTATTTAACTGTTGTAAACCAGTAGTTTTTATTTTTATCTGTGCCTGGTATGCCACTAATTACAACAACAAGATTACTTTATTCTAGCTTATCTTTTTCTTCTTGCTTTTTCAAATTCTTTTTCTTGTTCTTCATTAATTACTTGGAAATATGCACTCCATCCAATAAGTTCATCTAAAGTCATATCTCTTACTTCTTTCAATGTTTTACCTAATTCTTTTGCAATACCGAATTGAAGCATCATTAAATTATCTTTTTTCAATTCAGCAGCTAATCTTTTGGGTCAATTAATTCCTCTTCTTCATTAATTACAGCAAGCATTAAACTTTGTAAATCTTTATCTTTTACTTCATTTTTTAGTACATCTACTTCTCCTGCACTAAATAGTTTTCTACCATTTTCATCTAATGCCTTGTTTAATAGTAATTGAAGAGCAAAACCATTAGTATCATCTCCTTTTACTTGTTTTTGTGCTCTTTCTCGTTCTGCCATTGTTAATGGTGTTACATACATTTCAAAGGTCGAACCATCGGATAATGTTACTTCCTTCTTCTTTGGTTCGAGATTTGCAGCTTTTCTTAATCTGTCTAGTGCTGATTGGGTTGCCATAAATTAAATTTATCTTCTATTAGTGTACTTCATTATGCAATAAAAAACCTCGGATTGACCGAGGTTCATAATAATTAATAACTACTAATATAGTATTATGCAGTCTTAGATAGATCGAATGTAGGAGCAGCACTTGGTCTAAACGCTATGTCTACTGATTGTCCATCATCTGGGTTTACGTTGAAACTAGCAGAAGTAAGAATAATATCTGCCAAAATTGATCTACTTGCGTTTTGATCTACGTTAGCACCACTCATCTGACGATCAATATACAATCTAACCTTTGCACCAGACTGCTGACGTTGGATAACATCTTCAACCATTCTACTGGATAGTAATGTGTCATCATCTGTTGAATAAACAGTTGCAGAACCACTACCATCAGCGAAACCTGAGATGAAGGTTCTAAATGGTGCAGTCTGAGTAACAGTTTGACCGATACTTGTTACGTCAATTTCTGCTCTAGTTATTTCAAAACTCCATTCTCTTACAGATCCAACAACTAATGGTGCTGTAAATGTAATGCTTGCAAAAGTTCCTGCTGTAAAAGTAGGTGCTGCTGAAGCTGTTAATGCTGCTCCTCCTGCTGTTGCGGATAGAGTCATAACACCAGTTGAAGCATCATAAGTTTTTACAAAATGATCTCCTGCTGCAATACAGTTAGTTAGTGTTGCTCCTCCTGGATATGCAAGTGTTACTGTATCGTTAACTTTATAACCCAACTGAGATCCAACAGTAATGTTTCCTCCTGATGAAGGAAAAGCTGTAGCTAAGAGAGTTGTTGCACTTGTACCAGCAGGAGAATAATATAACGCTCCCGAAGTACCCGATAGAACTGTAGCCATGATTAATAATTCTAAGGTTTGAACATACGGGTACTACCCGATATGTCTATAGGATAGCGTGAATTACAACAAAGATTCAAGAAATTACTGTAGCTTGAAAATTTGTTTCGATTGTTGATACAAAGAAAGGTCTATCCGTATCAAATGTAGGTCCAGTAACCTCTCCAGTTCTTACATAAATCCCACTCGTAGGCTGCCCTGTATTGTTTAATGTTTCAATACTGGTAAATGCTGTATTAATTAAAGTTTGGCTTCTAGCTGGTCCTTTATCCTTCTCGGCAAATGCTCTTACTGTAACAATTCCTCTTACATTATCTAATGAATCAGTTAAACCTACCTCAGTTGTTAACCCGAATTGGATATTTACATAAACAAATTCACTATCAGCATCAGAAGTGACATCCCCAAAATTATCAAAAAATACTGGTACAGCAGGACTTAATGCAGCATACGCTGTCTTTATTGGTGTTTCAAATTTTGCCCTGATTCCTTGATAGTTCATTTTACTCTTCTGTATATCTTGTTATACCCTATTTTTGCATCTTTATTCATCGCTCCACCATTTGAATAAGTTTTAAACCAATCTAAGGGTGCTGTCGCACGACCTATAAATGCTCCTGTTTGTCTCCCTACATCTGCATCTGTATCGCTTACAACTTCATCTAAACCTCGATAACCTTGTCTAATACCTTGTTGAATAGCCTTGGATGTTACTTTTGGTGGTACTTTAAAGGGAGTAAAAGGAGCAACGTCTATTGCTTGATTAGCGTAAGAGGCAACATTATGAATAGTAAATACTGCCTCATTTGATGATCTTAATATCTTTGCTTTCTGTCTGGACTTTAATATTCTAATTTTTAAAGGTACTGCCTCGCCTCTTGCCTTTCTTCCTTTAGCATTAAAAGTTCTTATCGGTGTAGCTATTTCCCAAGAATTATTAAATCTACCTGTCCAAGAAGGTCCAATATCCTTTAATTTGTTTACTACTGTGTTAGCAGCTTCCATTGGAGCGTTAAATGCTATATCATTTGTAACCCTATCAAAATCTTTTAAAAATTTTTTTAAATCGTTTCTTGCCATTATTGTGGTCTTACTATAACTGTATGCAAAATAGGATTGTCTCCCCTTGCTGTATTAATACTAATAATTCTTGCAACTTTATTTACTCCATCTTCTGCATATTGAATTCTATCTTTAACTTTTGGATAATATGTTCCTAATTCATCATTACCAAAAATAACTTTCAAATCATTTGTTTGGCTCGTACCTTCATAAACCGATCCAGATACATTGCTTATAATTCCCTTCATCTCAATATTCGTATCAGATCCACTTACTTCTCCTGTAGCCGTATTATAAGTTTGAGATGTAGCAGTCTTAATATAAGTA